AAGCAGATGGCCGACACCGGCACCCTCTATCACTGTGCCGGAACACTGTATGAGGTAATGAACCCGAAGCGGTTCCTTCCCTTTGAGGAAGTATTTATGCTGACCTACCTGTTTGACGGCCAGCTCCAGAAAGCCTACTTCGACTACTACGGTTTCGACTATACGGTGATCGGCGTGGAGCAGGACGAGCGGGGCTATTACTTCTCCGACCGTCCCGACAACCCGCCGCCCATCGACTACTCCGGCCTTATCCATATTACTGGCGAGGACGAGGATGCCATGAACAGAAAGATGAATGAGATTGGTAATGGCCGCACGGCGCTGTCCGCAAGCTGGTTCAAACGGCGTGGCAAAGCCCACGATGATGTTAAAACGCTCAAGCGCAATATGCGAAACTTCTTTGACTGCAAGACGGAGAGCAGATCAGACACCCGCCTGTGGACGACCTTTAAGGATTGTGAAGAGTGGCTGCTCGGCCCGAGAAACAGATACGCATCCAACTTCCTGTCTCTGAACGCAAGAGCAACCAACGCCTATAAGGGTGCCGACTGTGTGGCCTATCTGGTCAATCGTTTCGTCGATCCCAATATTGCGAAGTTTTTCGCAACCAAGGACATCAAGATAGACTCTGACCAGTTCGCTCTGTCAGAGATGCTGCAGTTCATCTGGCGTAGTGCTATCCGAGATGATAAGGAAATCAACCTATACATACCCAGTCGCCGCATGAGAATGCTGCTGACCGACTGGATCAAAGATACAAGTAATGGAGGTAACCATAGTGAGCAAGAGATTTGATGAAGCAATTACGAGGGGATGCTTGGCGTCCCCCGAAGAATATACATACGACTACCCAACCATGGAAGATGATGATGAAGCCATTGAGGCGTTCATCGAGAAAAAGCGGCAGGAATACTATCGGGAATGGTTTAGTTATGTAAAGGATTTCGAGTAAATCTTTCTTTTTTAGTTCCATCAACATAATAAAATAACTCGCAAAGAGGTGAAGTAAACTGGCAAAGCAATTAACCTGTCAGAAGTACATCTATAAGCTGCACAGCAGTCGCCTGCGTAAGGCCAAGTGGCAGCTTACGCTTCCCATTGCGGAAGCCCGCCGGAACGACGAACTCATCTCACTGGCGGACAGTCAGGTGCTTCGATGGCTGGACGAGCTGAACGGCATCACTGACGCAGACGCCAAGGCCAGAGAGATCAAGGGGCAAATTCGCCGTCTGAGAAAAGAGCAGAGCAGCCTGCAGAACAGACGCCAGATCAAGAAGCTGTATGAAGAGCTCGACTCCATCCAGTTCAAGCCTGACTATCTCTGTGTGATTATGGACAGAGAGAAAGATTATATCCGAGCCTGCAAGGGTTTTACCATCAACGGCATTCGATACCATCGTCTTTTGGGAACGAACGGCGGTGTCAAGAATGAGACCATCGTGTTTATCAGCGACCGTCACGGAGATGAAATCCGCAGACGCATCGACAATGGTCGCAACCCGAATAAGGAAATGGTGGCAGCAAAGTTGGAAGCCTATAAGGCGCTGACCTGTAGCGCATCCAATCCGGTGTCCATGCCCAATGGTGTTTTGGTGGTCAATGACTGTGAAACACAGTTCCTGTCTGACATCATCTACATCAATGATGAACTGGACGGCGAACCGGTTATGGAAGACCGCCCCAATGTAATGGTGGACTTAAACGAGTCTGATGGCTACGGCATTATGCTCCCCAGTCTGGCAGACAGATGGGCAGAAGAAATTGGCATTGACTACCGACCCAGCGGCGTGAACACACGGTTCTCGTGGGAAAAGGGTATGGTGTTCTGCTTTGACTTCCTGGAGTTTGCCGAGAAAGTGGCGGGCAATTATCTGGTCAAGGATGCATGGGGCAACGAACACGATATCCGAAATGTGGAGCTGATCCTGACTACCTCCATGGTGAAGCTGTGGGATTCCTATGATAGCTGTGACGATTATCTGCGCAACTGCATCGAGAATGGCTATTCCTTTGGTATTGCCAAGGTTTGTCCCAAAACACTTGAGTCAGAGCGTAATCTGAACTACCAGTTCATCCAGAGCTATGACTTGAGCGAAGAGGATATCGACGAACTGATTGCCCCCACAATGGACGAGATCAACGACATTCTGTATGCAGACTACCATAAGACGGTGTTGTTCTTAAAGGGTATGGGAATCAATGAGGACAATGTGGAAAGCATCGAGGATGATTACATCAAGGCGCTGATGGTGGAACCGAGAATGATCGACGACCCCTATGTGCAGAGCAAGGTCTATCAGCTCATTAAGAACCGTATCAACGAAGCCAAGGTGGGCGTTATCAAAGTACACGGCAACTACTCTATCGTGTCCGGTGACCCCTACTCTCTGTGTCAGAGCATCTTCGGCTTGGAAGTCACCGGCATCCTGAAGAGCGAGGAAATTTACAACGGCTACTGGGTAGAGAATGGCGCAGAGCATCTGGCCTGCTTCCGAGCACCCATGACTTGCCACAACAACATCCGAGCCGTGACGGTCAATCGATCTGAGGAAGCAAGACACTGGTATCAGTACATGACTACCTGCACTGTTTTCAACTCATGGGACACTGCAGCTCACGCACTGAACGGTATGGACAAGGATGGCGACCTCGTCATGCTGACAGACAACCGTGTGCTTGTAGATAACCTCCGCCCGCTCCCCGCACTGATGTGTGTGCAGCGCAAGGCCAAAAAGAAGATCGTGCGGGAGGAAGATTTCGTCCGGGCTAACATCGACAGTTTTGGAGATGATATTGGCAAGACGACCAACCGTATCACTTCCATGTTCGAGGTGCAGGCCAAGTACCCAAAAGACAGCGAGGAGTACAAGATACTTGACTACCGTATCAAGTGCGGCCAGTTGTTTCAACAGAATGCCATCGATAAGGCCAAGGGCATTATCGCCAAGCCGATGCCCAAAGAGTGGTTTGATCGCCATCATGCTTTGATGATCGAAGATGAGAGCTTGCGGCGTATCTATCTCTCTATCCTGGCTGATAAGAAGCCGTACTTCATGAGGTATATCTACCCAGACCTGATGAAGCAATACAATACATACATAAAGAACACCAACAAGAAAGCACAGCGTGAGTTCTCTATGTCGATTGACGAAATGCTTGAGAAAGACCACGCTGAGCTTAGTGAGAATGAGCAGGAGTTTGTCCGCTACTACCTGACCTGTATGCCTGTCGGCATCAGCGATTGCGTAACCAACCGTATCTGCCGTAAGTTCGAGGACGCATTTGACGGATATGTGGGACGGCACAATTCAGAAACTGAGTTTGACTACACCATGATGAAGAGCGGTGCTGAGTACAGTCACTCACAGTATAATGCGATCCTGCGGTTGTTCGACGACTATAACCGCCGTATCCGTGACTACGCTGTGTTCGCAAGTCGTGAGCGTATCGACAGCGACGAAGCGATCTCTCATATGTACATGATGAAGATCGAGTTCAGGAATGCGTGTGATGCGGCTTGCTCAAATGCGCAGAGTCTCTGTGACATCCTTTTGGATATTTGTTATCAGAGAAGCTGCACCAAGCGGTTTGCTTGGAATATGTGTGGAAAAGAAATTATCGGCAATCTCTTACAGAAAAACGGTAATCGTATCCACTTCCCTGTGTTAGACCAGGAAGGCGCCATCGAGTTTGGCGGAAACAGATTTTCGTTTTATGAAAAAGAGATTGGAGTGATCGAGTGAGTATAGTGTTGAACGAGCGTGAATGGGCGGAGAATGCGATTGCAAACCGCCAGCTCGGAAAGAAACCGGTGGAAACACTGAGCCGTGTAGCACGGTATTATTGCCAGAGCGAGAAGTACAAGAAAAGAGAAGTGCGGGCAAAGCTGGAGGACTTCCTCCTCCAGTGCGACCCCGGAGTGGTTCTGGTGAAATGGGCGGACACGATTGACAGGATCGTTCGTGCCGCAGATAAGTACCCTCTGATTGAACTGGAGGGTGTTGATGTTACGGAGGCAGAACTGCAGACAGTGCGCAGCCTTGAGGGGAAGCAACTGCAGCGCCTTGCCTTTACTTTGCTGTGTGTTGCCAAGTATTGGGACGCCACACAGCCAAAAAATAACGGATGGGTGAATACAGCCGACAAAGAAATCATGAAAATGGCGAACATCAATACATCCATCAAACGACAGAGCCTTATGCTTCACGAGATGAAGAATGCCGGACTGCTGCGTTTCAGCAAGCGAGTCGATAGCTTAAATATCCAGGTGAGGTTTATCAGGACGAACAGTCCTGTGGCGATACATATTTCCGATTTTCGTAATCTTGGCAACCAATATCTGCTGTATTGCGGTGAGCCCTACTTCCAATGCGCACTGTGTGGATTGACAATTAAGAGCAAGGGTCATGGCTTAAAGTATTGCCCTGACTGCGCTGCAGAAATGTATGTGAAGAAGTCTGTAGAGTCGGTGATGCGAAAACGCAGTAACCAACGCATTTGAAATGAAACTGTTTGAAATCTGGAATGCCTTCCAGCCCTTGTGTCCCAAGGGCTGGGGGCGCACTTGATGGGTGCATTAACTTGAGGGAAAATATACATTTTTGCCTCGACAAATATACATAAAAATTTGGAACAAAGGATGATGAAAAATTGATCGCAATTTCCGTTGATGAAAAGAAGATTATTCGTGAGGAGTGTCCCCAGGTTCATATTGTCAGAACGATGAAGCAGCGTTCCAAGCGCCATCGTTACTACATGGCAGAAGAGCCTGCGGCAATGCGGGTACTGCGCCGTCTGCGTGGCGAGCCTGAGCGTCCTCGGAGAAAGGGAGTGTAAGCCATTACCAGTACAGCAAGCTACAAAGAGATGCGTGACATCGTGATTGGCAAGCTGGTTGACCGCACCATTGATGATGATTACGAGGAACTGAGTGAGCGTCTGTTTGGTGAGGGCAACTGCTTCAATTCGAGCGAAGTCCGCAAAAGAATGTATGGCATGAAGGCCATCATTGAAGCTATCGAGCGTGATGGCGAAGCTGCCATTCAGGACGAAGATAAGCTGTCCGTATTAGACAGCAAGCGTTTCGAGCTGCAGAAAGAGCGTCAGAAGTTCTTTGACCAGCGCAACGCATTGAACAAGCTACTCCGTGAGCGTTCCCGTCAGGAGGAGCTGAATGAGATTTTGACCGAAGCGGTTAAGTCAGGCAACCTGCCGCAGCTTAGTTACCAGCGTGTTGAAATCGAACCTACCGACAACGATCTTCTTGTCAGTTTGAACGATATTCATTATGGAGCCAATGTTCAGAACTACTGGAATACATACAACTCCGATATCTGCCGTGAGATGATGTGTAGATACCTTGACCGCATCATTGCCATTGGTGAGACCCATCGAAGCGAGAATTGCATTGTTTGGGCAAACGGTGATGAAATCAGCGGCAATATTCACCAGTCAATCACTGTTACCAACAAGGAGAATGTGATTGAGCAGATCAAGGGTGTGTCTGAGTTGATTGCTGAGTTCCTTGCTGAACTGAGTAAACATTTTAGGCAGGTCGTGTTCGTCAGTGTTGCTGGTAATCACAGCCGCATTGACCCGAATAAAGATCGTGCGCTTGTAAGCGAGCGGTTGGACGACCTCGTCGAGTGGTATCTTGGCGCAAGGTTGCAAAACTTTGAAAATGTCCAAATCGGCATCGGTTCCGAGAAAGTGGACGATACGATGTACCTAATTGACATTCGTGGCAAGACCTATTGCGGTGTCCATGGCGACTTTGATGGTAGCGCCAGTAAGGTACAGTCTTTGCAGACAATGGCAAGAAAACCTTTATACGCAGTTCTTTCCGGCCATCTCCATCACAATAAGATGGATGAAGTGCAGGGTGTGAAGACGATCATGGCAGGAAGTTTCCTGGGCATGGACGACTACTGCGTTCAGAAGAGAATCGTAGGCAGAGCCGAACAGATGGTTTGCGTTTGTGATGCAGACGGTGTGCGGTGTTCCTACGGCATCCCTCTCCAGTAAATTTACTGGGCTACCCTTTCGGGGGTAGCCCTTTTTACATTCCTCTTTAGCTCAGCAGGTAGAGCAACGGACTGTTAATCCGTGGGTCGCAGGTTCGAGCCCTGCAGGAGGAGCCATATGGGCAGGTGGTAGAGCGGCAATTACACCAGACTGTAAATCTGGCGCTTAACGGCTTCGTTGGTTCGAGTCCAACTCTGCCCACCAGATCACACTCCGGCAACCTATGGGTTCTGGGGTTTTATGGCCTGTTAGTCAAGTGGTTAAGACGCCGCCCTCTCAAGGCGGAGACATGGGTTCGACTCCCATACAGGCTACCACATATATTGCGGGATAGAGCAGCGGTAGCTCACCGGCCTCATAAGCCGTTGGTCGGGGGTTCAAATCCCCCTCCCGCAACCAAGTAAGCGAGCTGGTCGAAAGACCCTGGTTCACCCAACGCCGGGGAGATTCCCCGTACAAACAAAGAAAGTGAGGTGGCTTTGTGCCAAGAAAAACGAAACAAAATGATATCACAAGCCCCGAGCTTTTGAGTCAGATCAATCCTGAGAACCAACGACTGAAAC